GGACCTGTTAGTTGTCCTTTAACTGTTGCATCAGATGTAATAGTTCCTGTTACACCAGTCATTGGTTGGGTAACCGTACCTGTTGCAGCTGTCATTGTTGGTGTTAATGACGTAACTGTAGAAGGTGTAATAGTTGCAGCAGTTTGTGCTGTAGGTGCAGTTACAGATGTTCCTGCTATTGTTCCTGGAGCAGCTATAGTTGGGGCCGTTGGTGCAGTTGGTACTGCAGCCGCTGTAGTTCCTGTAAGCCCACTAGTTGCCATTAATTCATTAGTTCCCACATTTTGTAATTGTGGACTTATAGTTGTACCTGTAGGCAAACTAGCTGATGTAACTAAATTATCGATTAATGCAACTGCTTTTTGCGAACCAGTTTGCTCTGGCTGAGAAGGTTCTACTGAACCTTTCTGTAACTTTATTTCGTCTGGTGTTGCCATTATCTACCTTGTCCTCTATATCTTTTCATATTTTTTTTTGCATGTTTGTTGGGTCTCTTAGCGTGTCTGCCAGGTCTTTTCTTTTTCGTTTGCCTTACAAAATTATTAACGCCAATGAGGGATTTGCGTTTTGCCATATCATTTCTTAAACCAAGCTGGTAATCCTAAATGTTTTCTTTTATCATAGACATTTTTATTTGCGTCTTTTGATTTTTGATTATTATAATGTAAGAATACTTGAGCACAGTTATCTCCTTGAAATTCTTCTCTCCAATGTTCTAGTTCCATACCCCTATATACTAACATATCTCCAGGTTTTAAAATAATAGATATACCTTTATTATTACTACTAACTGTATATTTTTTACCATCAGGTATACCTACATTTTTTTTAGGTTCCAAATGTATAGGCCATGGATCACCACCAAGATTTAACGTTGTAGATATTTCACAACTAAATCTATCTTTATGCCTACGTAATATATCACCTGCTTTATATATTCTAGCATATGAATATGTTGGATTTAATTTTAATTTAGTATACTTTTCCATTACTGGTAAAGTTCTAATTAATAAAGTTTCCATTGCTATATCAGCATAATGAGAATAAGTATTTGGAACTTGTTGATCTGCCCATGTTCCCCATTCTTCTGTAAAGTTTGATATATATCTTTCATCAAACAAAGTTCTAGCAACTTGTCTTTTCATTAAAAAATAATTATAAACAAACTCTGCTATTTCTTTAGGAACAGCTTCTTTGATAACGCAATATTTATTTTTTTGAAAGCTCATTAGTATTACTCCTTTCTTTTGATATTGCTGTCTCAACTACTTTAATATTAAAGTGTATAAATCTAAACGGTTCTAATCCTGGATCCACTGTAAATTGATGTGGTACATAACCTGGAAAAATAATCATAGTTCCTGGTTTAGGATGATAATGAACTTGACTACTTGCTAAACTAAGTTTCTCTGTATTTTTAGAGAATAATTTTGTAAGTTCTGCCCCAGATCTTGGATCATGAAATACTGGATGAGATGTTTTTTCACTACATTTTAAAAAATAAAATCCTGATACATGTTGATTCCAATGAACATGAGTATCATGATGACCCCCACCTTTTTCACTAAATTCTTGTACCCAAAATTCTGTAAAATGTAAACTGTGATTTTGTAAATTAAATCCTTGCCAATCTAAAAACTCATAAGATCTTTGCCCTATAAATTGCACTAGATCTTTCATGCTAGGATCATTAGACATATTTTCACTATGTTTAGATAATCCAAATGTTCCTATATCTTTTTTCCACTTTGGCTCGTTTTTTAATTTATCTTTTAAAAGTTTTTCAGCTTTTTTAATATATTTGTTTGATACCTTAATTGCATTTTTTAAAAACATTGGTGCTTCTGCTGTCCACACTGGTGTTTGAAAATGAAATGAAGATTTAAACTCTACGTGATTTTTTCCTTTTTGTGGCGTACTACTTCCCCCTTCTATCATATTATTTAAATGGCCTCCCTAAATTCCATATTACTAATGAGTAACGTGTGCCTGATGTTACTGGTTTGACTCTATGCCAAACAAACGAGGGGAATACTACTAAAGATCCTTTTGGTAAAATTTGTTTACAAATATGTATATTTGGTTTTTTATCAGGATCTTGATCTCTTAAATCAAATTCTAATTCACCACCTTTATAATCTTCTGGGTTACTTAATGAAACTGTTACAGATAGTTTTCTTATTTTACCATGATCAGGTGCTGATGTATTTTCTCTTATGTATGGTTTATCCCATGAATCACAGTGCCAATCATAATATTGATTTAATTTATATTTAGTAAATTGACAAGATTCTGACCAATCCCATTCAAAGTTCCAACCCGCTTTTTCATTTGCTTCATGTATATAAGGTTGTATTTCTTTATAAATCCATCGATCATTCATCCAAACAATATTAGAATTTCTTACTTTCTTAATATCATTTATCTCATTGTCTGTTAATGGATTTTTTTCTAAATCTCTATCTCTACCATGACCACCTGTAATTGCCTGTTGCTCTCTTTGTTTTTCTGCTTTACCATATTGCACAATCAAATCACATATTCTAGGTGGTATAGCTGATTGAAAATAATAGTAATAATTAGATAAATTCATAATTTATAGTTAATAATACATTCATTTGTTTAGATTTATTTTCTGTAATAAAATATCTTTGAGTAGAAGGAAACATATAAAAATAATTATTCTTTATAGGTGTGTGCCAAGTTCTATACTTTCTTCTATTATCATCATACTCTATTACAAGTTCACAAGAATCTTTGCCTACAAATGTACCATAAACTAATGTATAGTCTGGAGAGTTTCGTAAATCTACAGGATCAACTTGATGTCTTATAAAAGATTTTTCTTTAGGATTATAAATATTTCCATGTTGAGATTTATCAACTAAAGTAAAACCATATTCTGATCTTATATGATCTCTAATATAATCTTTTAACCATTGTAAAGGTTGTGAAAATGGTATATTAAAATCATCATATGAATAACTTTTATCATTATTAGTAATTCTTTTGTTATCTATAAAAGATGAAATTATATCATTTTTAATTTTATCTCTATCAATATCAAAACCTTTAGGCATATCGATAGATCCATATATCAGAGGTATTTCTGATAGTGTTATTTTTTCCATATATATATTATACACTCCTATTAAAAAAAGTCAATATTAAAGGGGTATATTTATATATTATTTTTCGATTTTATTCCAACTTTGAGCTGATTCGTCCCACTCATATACATGAGTATCTCTCTCTTCATCAGATAATGCTGGAGCATCACCAACTGGTGATTGCCATCTTGCTTCTGCTGTGTTAAGAACCCAACTAGCATAAGGTTTTTTTGCTAAGAACAAATCATTGTCCTCATCATAAATCATACCTATACCTGCATAGTTACCTCTAAATGCTTTAGAGTCATCACCTGAGTTGTGTTTATTACCTAGTGTATTATAAGATGTTTTTTTCCAAAGAGGCCAGCTGTGGATTCTTTCCAAAAACTGTCTACCTACTTCTTCATCTTCAACACCATCAGCATTTTGACAATCTTTATCAGCTACAACGTGTACCGCTATAACTTTATTGTTTGCTCCTAGTTTAGCATAATGTGCCATTGTTTTTTCTCCTCTTGTTAAATTAATTATTGAAATTTGTATCTTAATATTACAATTCCGCTACCACCAGCACCACTAGCTGGATGAGGGGCTGAACCTCCTGCACCTCCACCGCCACCGCCACCGCCAGTGTTTGCAGTTCCTGCTGCTACTGTTCTTGGATTAGATGCATCAGAGCTTGCTCCTCTACCACCTCCACCTGATCCGCCATCACCTGACGTACCACCATTTGGACTATCTTCATCTTTACCACCACCACCTCCACCTGCTCTTGTAGTTGGTGTTCCGTTAATAGAAGATGTTGCTCCTGCTCCACCTGGACCAGAAGAATTACCACTTGGTGTTGTTCCTGCTGCCGTAGCTCCACCTCCACCTCCTCCTCTATCTGGATTTGATGTGGATGGATTTGTGTTACCACCAGGATTTCCTTGAGGTGGACTTACTGGAGGAGTATTTCCTGCAGCTCCTTGTGATGGTGTTCCTGGTGGTCTAAAACCACCGCCACCACCTGAACCACCTGTAAGGGCGTTATTACCCCCATCTGCTCCACCTCCACCTCCTGCAGATGATATTGTTGAAAATGTTGAAACTGAACCTGAATTACCTGCTCCTGGAGGTGTTACTGCAGCTCCTCCAGCCCCGACTGTTATTGGAAAAGTTGCAGCTGATGCAGTTAAACCTGAAACACAAGCACCTAATGGACTTACTGAATAACATCCAGCAGAAGTTCCACCTGATTCTCTATAACCACCAGCACCTCCGCCACCACCACCAGATCCACCAGAACCACCGCTTCCACCTCCAGCGACAACTAAATATTCTATTTTATTTGATCCTGCTGCATTTCCTGCAGATGTTACTTGAAAACATCCATCACTTGTAAATGTATGAATTTTAAAATTTCCACAAGTTGTTACTGTTCCCCCTGTTGCTGCAACAAATTGTTGACCTTGAACAGTATCATCTGTTTGTATATTTAACCAACCTTGTGTACTATCTACAAACACTAAAGTTATTGAATCTCCATTTGTACTTAAAGTTGCATCTAGACATTCACCACCAAGTTTTGATCCACCTCTACCTATAGTTACATTATTTGAAGAAAAAGTACTTGCATAATCTTTTATTGAAACTATATCACCAGCACTAGGACTTGAAGGTAAAGTTACAGTAACCGCACCTCCTGTCGTATTAACAAAATATCCCTTACCACTTTCTGAAGTAAAAGGGGAAGTCTTGGCAGTCGTGCACCAGTTAACTGTTCCTGTTCTTCCAAAACCTGTTTGTGATGCTCCTGTTGCAAGTGCAATCGTTTTACCACTTGCACCTAATGTAATTGTAGAACTACACTTTGATACAAGTGCACTTCCACATGAATCTTGAATTGTATTTACTTTAATTGTACTTGTCATATGTTACCTAATTAATTATTGAAATTTGTATCTTATTATTACTATTCCTGACCCACCTGCACCACCACTTGCTGAAGGATTACTTCCGCCTCCGCCTCCACCACCACCTGTGTTAGCAGTTCCTGCTTCACCAGTAGTAGGAGAACTTGGAGTTCGACCATCACCTCCACCTTGAGTTCCAGCACCTCCTGGATTATTATCTGCACCTCCTCCACCTCCACCAGCTCTGCCTGTTGGTGTTCCATTGATACTTGACGTTGCTCCTGTGCCACCATTTCCACCTCCAGCTTTTGGAGTTCCACTAGGGCCTTGTGCATTAAATCCAACCGCAGTTGCTCCACCTCCTCCACCTGAATTTGAACTTACACAACTACCATCAAAACCTCTGCCTCCTGTATTACCTTGAGGTGGTGATACTGGAGGTGTATTTCCTGCACCTCCTACTGGAGTTTGTGAATTTGCACTACAAGGAAAAGCTGATCTTTGTCCACCACCTGATCCCCCTGCTCCTGCATCTACATTCGCACCTGATTTTTTTTGTCCACCAAGACCACCTCCTGCTGATGTAATTGTACTAAAAACTGAATTTGATCCTGCTGCTCCTGCCCCACCTCCAGCACCAACAGTAATAGGATAATCCTGAGCTGAAACTGGTAAAGCCGAAACACCTGAACCTAATGGTGAAACAGAATAACAACCCGATGCTGCTCCTGAAGATTCTCTATAACCTCCTGCACCACCTCCGCCACCAAGACCATTTCCACCTCCTCCAGCTCCTGCAACTACTAAATAATCAACTGTGTTAGAACCTGCACTACTTCCAGCACAACTAACTGTAAAAGTTGCATCTGAAGTAAAAGTATGAATTTTAAAATCACCTGATGTAGTTATTGTTCCTCCTGTAGCAGTAACAAATTTTAATTCATTAGCTACTTCATTTGAATTTACTGGTTTCCAACCTTTAGTGCTATCTACATAAACTAAAGTTGTAGCTAATCCATTAGTTTCTAAAAGTAAATCATTGCATAAACCATCAATTTTTGAACTATTTCTACCTATTGTAATAGCATTACAAGCAGCAGTCTTTGCATAATCTGAAACTGAAACTATATCACCAGCACTAGGGCTTGAAGGTAAAGTTACAGTTACAGCTCCGCTACTTGTATTTATAAAATATCCTTTACCACTTTCTGAAGTAAAAGGTGAAGTTTTAGCAGTAGTACACCAATTAACTGTACCTGTTCTACCAAAACCTGTTTGACTAGCACCGCATGCTAATGTAATTGTTTTTCCAGATTCACCAAGTGTTATAGTGGATCCTGATCTTGTTGTAATTGTGTTTACTTTAATTGTACTCATAATTTATCCTATTGAAATTTGTATCTTATCACGACTATTCCTGAACCACCAGCATTACCATTTGAGGCAGCACCATTAGCACCACCACCTCCACCACCACCCGTGTTAGCTGTTCCAGCGTTTCCATTATTTACACAAGCTCCAAATGAACCTGTACCACCGCCACCTGTTGCTGTAGCTGTTGAACCACCTGAACCTGCTCCTCCAGCACCTCCACCTGCTCTTTGTGTTGGAGTTCCGTCAATGCTTGATGTTGCACCAGCTCCACCTCTACCTGATGCTCCTGCTGCTGCCTCACCTGTTTGTCCTGCTTCTGTAGCACCTCCGCCACCAAATCCTTCTTTATCACCTGAAACACCTGGAGTTGATGTACCACCTCCGCCTGGTTGTCCTTGTGGAGGACTTACAGGTGGTGTGTTACCTGTACCTGCTACTTGATTATTTCCTGGAACATCACTTCCTGCTTTACCACCACCTGAACCTCCATTTGCTCCATCTCTTGGACCTGGTGTGCTTGAACCTGCACCGCCTGCTCCACCACCTGCTGAAGTTATTGTGGAAAAAGTAGATGGTGAACCATTTGCACCTCTACCACCACTTGCTGGTTGTGCTGCACCACCACCACCTACTGTTATTGGAAAAGTTGCAGCAGTTACTGTTATTCTGTTAGGTGCACTTGGCTGACCATCTAAAGGACTAGCTGTATAAGGTGTTGCTGGGGATTTTGTTTCTCTATATCCTCCTGCTCCACCACCGCCACCAGCATTTGACCCTTGTCCAGCAGAACCTGCACCACCGCCTGCTATTACAATATAACTCACTTGATTATTAGCTGCACAGCAAGCAACTTTAGATACTACAAAATTAGCATCACTTGTAAAAGTATGAATTTTATCATTACCACAAGTTGTTATTGTTCCACCTGTTGCAACCATAAAAGCGTTACCTGTTACATTTGATGTAGAATCTTGAATATCTTGCCACCCTTTTGTTCCATCAACGTAAATTAAAGTTACTGATTGTGACTCTGTGCTTAAAGTTGAATTTGAACATATACCATTAATTTTTGATCCATTTCTACATAATGTTACATTGTTAGTATCCCAAGTATTAGCATAATCTTTTAAAGCTATTATATCTCCTGCAGAAGGTGAAGCTGGTAATGTGACTGTTATTGCACCACTTGTAGTATTAACAAAAAACCCATCACCTGACACAGCAGTAAATGGAGACGTTTTAGCTGTTGTACACCAATCTACAGTTCCAGTACGACCAAAACCTGATTGAGATGCACCACTTGCAAGGGTTACAGTTTTACCTGATGAACCTAAAGTGATTGTTGAACCACATTGTGCATCTATTGTATTTACTTCTATTTTACTCATTATACTATTACCAATGTTCCTGCAACTGTAACTGTTCCAGCAAATGTTACTGGGCCAGCTAATACTGCATTACCTTCTATTAACATATTTTCATCCATTACTGATGCATGTTCAAATACATCTTCAGATGCAGGTTTATCACCTATATATAAAACTCCATTTAATACTGCTGCCATGTTACCTCTCTATAATTATTATGTACTAATACTGTCTACAACACTACACCAAACATCAACACTGCTTGCTGCAGATGCAATACCTTTTAGTATATCACCAGTTTGTAATACAATTTTAGCTCCACCATTAACTAGTTCTACAGAACTTGCTGGTGGAATACTTAAATCTTTTACAAGATATCTTGTTGTTGATCCGCCCTCACTTACAAATATACTACATGTTACTGTTGATGTAAGAATATTAGCTAATCGTAAGCCAACAATTGCATCATCAGAATTTGATGTAAATATTGTAGTATTTGAGTTTGTTATTTGTGCACCGTTTGATTCAAAATCTTGAGCCATTTATCCTCCTATTATAATGCAATTGCCATTGCTGTTGCAAAACCTTTTGTTGCAAAACCTGCATTAGCATCCACTAATGTTATTAATCTTGATAATGCTGCTTTTCTATTTGTACCACC